ACACAGACACTTGGTAGGTTTTCATCAAACAGAACATCGTGACAATTTGGGTCAAGTTCCATGGTAAATCTTTCTTGACTGACAATCTTCTTACTTATATTAGGCAATGTAGCCTCTCTCGCTAAATTTGTCCGTGTTACAACGCCATCAGACGTGTCGTTTATTCCAGGTGAGTCACACCCACGCAAAAACGGCTTTTTAAGCAACATCTTTTCTGGATGTAGCATAAAATCATTGATTATCTCTTGCCTTGTTCTACTCATCACTATCAATATTGTTTAATTCATCATCCTTATTCGACTTACCTGTTGCTGTCTTTGACTCCACAAGGTTATAGTGCCTCATGCAAGCCACCTTTGATGGCCAGAAGTTACACTCCATGTTTGTGTTCGGGCAAACAATATCATGCTTGGTCGGTACGCGTATAATTCTCTTTTGCCGTTGGCTTTCATCCATTTCAAACTTATCGTTGAGCTTTACACGAAGGTCACCTTCAAGTTTGATAGCATCCTTTGGGTCGAGACCTTTGTTGTCTGAAAGGTATTTAACCCTGTCAAGGAGTTTGATAAGTTCGGCTTTATTCTGCTCCTTTGTAATGCTGTTTGCAGACAAACCAGATATACCGAATGGTTCAAGTTTCTCTTTTAGCTTACAAAAGCGGTTTGAGTTATAGAACTTTTCAGCATCTTTGTCGCTTTTTTTATATGCAAGACGATATGCAAGTGCTTTATCGTCTATCGCATCACACAATATCGCAAACGCAATATCATGCTCCGATACTGATTGCCAATCCGGCCTTGTCGAGTCAAGTATAAGCTTTATGTTATCCTTTGTTACCATACATTAAAGTTTTATATTTTAACCCCAAAGCGTTCTGCTGTAAATGCTTATTGCCCCAGGTTTTACCTCGTTACTTTCTCTCTCTGATGCGGAAAATCCTTGCTCTATCTCTGTTCCGTATTCCATATTCATACATGGGTACATTCTCATGGCGCAAGGGTCTAGCACGTCCATTGAACGACCTTTTCCAAGGTTTCTGTTCATTTCTTTTTTGCTCCACAATCTCTTGCGTCCTGTTCCTGTTTCAGAGAATCTAACTACACTACATTCCTCCAAGAACTCATTCTCTACCGTAACACGATACTTTAAATTCTGGTGCGTATATACCTTTTCTGCGACATTATCGCTCATTGTAAATTCACCTCGCTTTATCATCTGACACAAACGCAAATAGCAAAGGTCTTTCACACTACAAGCGGACAGCGCATAGATACCCATAGGCTTTGCAGCAGAGATATAAGGTATTGCTTCTGGTATGTAGTCGTTAAAATACCTTCCTGCCGTAGCATCATAAATGATGTGGCTAAGTGATATTCCGTGCTTTGCGGCGAAAACTCTTGCGTGCTCGGCATTACTCCTTGGAGTTGAGTTTGTTACAATATCAATATCATAGGCATCAAAACCATTCCATGCTAAATATATAGCATTGTCAGTACCATAGTCTGCAAGGTCTATTGTTATCCATTTCTCGCCTGTAACGGCAGGATCTTGTGTGAACACACTTTTTGCGTCTTGGCTCGCGATAGGTATGTTTTCTTCTTCCTCCGCATCAACATTAAAGTTACCTTCAAGGAGTGCCTGTGCCATTCTGCCACCAGATGCCGCAACAGAGCCAATATAGTTTGCATTATTACCGACAAGACCTTTATTTTCGCTGATTTTACCCTTGTAGAACACAAAACTCTTAATCATGTTCTTGTAGGTAAAATTACCACCTACAGCAGCAAGTTTTCTGTCAATATCTAGCTTGCATTTCTCATACACCTCACGCTTAGAGTCTCCCCAAACAACATCTTTTACAGTCGGACCGTTGCAATAGAAATATCTGACTTTCCCGTCACGTTCAGGAATAACAAAACCATCTGGACCTATATACCAATCAAGGAATATTCGCGTCCAATGACTACGCTTAGGATTAAGCGTGGCGAAGAATTTACCCGTAAAGGTCTTGCTCTGACCTCTGTTTCGGGTCATGACGTATGAGAACACATCCCATGACATTTCCGTCAACTCGTCAATGGCTATCATATCATACTCCCAACCTTTTGCACGCTCTCTTAACTTGTCTATGTTAGAATCATCAAGATACGTCAAATCAACGAATGTTCCGTTAGGGAATGATACGCGAGGAGAGTCACTTTCTTTAACCTTGATGTAGTCTGAGCCGAATATCTGTTTGAATTTCTCAACAAAGCCACCTCCTGCCTTTTGGTTTCCAAGTGAACGACGCGAAATCATTGCACGAAAATCTGGGTCTGTCATAAGCGGTTCTGCCATAGCGAGAACGAGAGCGAAGGAGTTGTGTGTAACGATTAAGTCGTCTGTTATATACAAATGGTCTTTGTTGTCAACCAAAATACATTGACATTCCGCCCTTCTAATCTTTTTGATTGATTTTATTTGTGTATGTTCGCCCATTGCCAAACACTCATTTTCGTATTCTTTCAAGTATGGATTTGGAACAAAGAATTTCTTTCCTTTTCTCATATTTTCGATAAGAAAACGAGTTGTGACAGTTATAGAACCTTTAAGCTTATCATCCGATGATATGCAAATTGGCATTTTATCAAAAACAGTCCACAGATGCTCTATGCCACATTCACACCTTCTTCCGTCAACCAAACAAAACTCATAAACATCTTTTGTCCCCTGTGGAAATATGGCGGTTACGTTAGCTACTCCATTAAACGGAGTTATCACCATTGAGCCTATTTTCATATCGCCCATTGTCTGCCATCCAAAAGGTGTAAGTATTTTCGCGTTAAGCGGTTGCATCTTTCCTGCTGCAAGAACGCCACCTCCGAATACAACATCGGCATTACTCTGCACGAAGGACTTCTGAAAGCCCTCCTGCGGTTCAATGATAATGTCTTTTTCGTTGCTCATACCACAAAGTTACTAAATATAATATTGTGTAATAATATCAAACACAACCTTTATTTGTCATGTGACCAATACAATTCATAAATTGCTTTATATTACCGATTTATATATCTAATTTTGTGCTGACAACAATTAAATTTATTGACACTATGAAGTTTACAAAACAACAGCTTTTAGACTCCCTAAAAGCAAAACTCACAGAAAATGGGAAACGCCTTTCCATTAGTGAGCGAACAATCAAAAGTCTATGTGACTCCCACTATGACCTTTTGGTGAACGAAGAAACAGAGTTGAATGATTTGGTCGGCAAAATCCTACCTCAGTATGTTTCCCTTAACGGAAACTATGAAAAGGACAATGCAGACTTTATCAAAAAGTGGAATGACGAACATCCAACTCCAACCACAAAACCAAACGAAGGCGCACAAAACGAGCCTTCCGAAACCGAAAAGAAACTCTTAGAGCGACTTGAAGCATTGGAGAAAAAGGATGCACAGCATGAAGCAGAACGACTCGTTTCAAGTAAACGTAATGAACTCCTATCAATGTTCAAGGAGAAAGGCATTAAGGATAGCAAATGGTCTGAGAAGTATCTGTCAAAAATTGCAATAAATGGTGATACCGATATTGACAAAGAAGCACAGGACGCTCTCGATTTCTACAACCTGTCACACGCAACAGCAGAAAAGCCTAAAACACCAGGCTCGGCAGGAGGTTCGGATAACGATGAAGTAGATTGGTCCGATGTCATTGCCTCGTTGAATCCAAATATGGGAGAATAAACAACACAAACACAACTTAAACTTAACCATTAAAAATCATGAACAAAGACGATTTCTATTTGAATCATGCGCAAGGTGGTTTCTACTCAGGCCGCACGCTTATTCAAGCAAGCGGTAAGATTGGAGGTCATCGCTCTGTATTCGTCAATATCGTTGGCAACGGAAAGAACGCGCTAACCTACCCCACATTTGGAGGTATTCTTGTAAACCCATTTAAGGGTCGTGCAAAAATCTATGCAGGAGACGTTTTTGAGTTTGACCCTGGACTTGAAGGCAACAATGGCGCAACAGTAAAAATTCTGAAATATTACGAAGTTGCGAAAACTGCCGGTTCAGATTCCGCAAAGACCATCCTCCTTAAACGCGATGGCTATCGGCACATTCCTTTTGTCGGTGACGTTATCATGGTTGCTCCTAATACGTTTGAAGGAACAGGCACTGCCGTAACCATTACAGCCGTAGAGTCAACTACCGATACTACCGCAGGTGAC